GAAAAACTATTGTGTTATGTATAGGACTGTATTTTACTCCAAATTCTTTTGCTACTTCTCGAGTAATTTTTCTTTTTTCCATATAAGGATGATAATCTTCTAAACAATTTAATTCATTTTGATCAATGATTTCTTCAATATTTAAATTATTATTATTTAAATTAATTGGTTCAGCTACATCTAGTTGATATTCAACAAAACCATCACAATAATTATCTAATAACCATTCTTTAGCTTCTTCATAAGATATTTCAAAACACTCTGCTACAAATCCAACAAAGTCTGTTTTAAATCCACAAGCAAAACATTTAACGGTTCCATATTGAACAATAACTTCACCGTTATTATCTTTTAAAGTAGGACCAATATAGATATCACAGTCAGGATTAGCTTCTTTACCATGACTATGATTTCTATTAGGACAAGTTACACGAATGTTTTTAGTACCTTGTTTTTTAACTATATGTAATTTACCATTAGTTAATTGAGATTTAATATCTAATACTATATCCCATAAAGGCGATGTTATAATTTTGTCGTCTATCTCTAAATGATTCATTAGTTAAACACCTCATCATCACTATATGTAGCTTGTGCTTCAGCATTATTAATAGCTCCAGCAGATTCACCTGGAATAAATCTAAATATACCAGCATCTAAATCTACTTGATAAGTAAATACATTACCTTCACCACCATCACGAGCTTTAATAATATGTAATTTAAATAAATCTCCATCTCTTTCAATAAATATAACTGTAGTTGAATATTGACCAATTTTATCTGATAGAGCAATTTGAGTTGTATCAAATTTACCATCTTCAGTACCTTCTCTATTTTGTTGTGATACTGAAATAATAGGTTTTTGAATTTGTACTTGTAAACTCTTTAAGTCCATCATAATGTTACCAGTACGTTCAGAATCTGATTTACCACCACGTTCATCTGTCATTAATGAATATTGGTCAATAAACATAATATCAATATTATATTTTTCAATAAATGCTCTAATATCTGATACTGTAGCATTTCTTTTTAAATCTCTAGGTGTTAAAACTATAAATTCATTAGTATACTTTTCAGTCATACCATTAATATAAGTTTTATAAGCATTTCTAACACTAGCATTACCATGCATTAAAGCTTTATTTGAAATATGAGATAATAAAGTATCAACTCTATAACCTAATTTTGAAGTTGTCATTTCTCCTGAATAGAATCCTACTTTATAACCTGCTTCTAATGCTTTTGTTGCAGATCTTAATAGGAACCAAGTTTTACCTTTACCTGTTCTAGCTACAATACTAGCTAATTCTTCTTTTGCATCCCAACCTGCCATTAAATTATCTAGTTCTTTAAATCCTGTTGTAATAAGATATTTATTAAAATTTAATGTTTTATCTTCATATTCTTCATATCTAGTTTTATCTGTTAAGATATTTACACAATTTAAACTAGTTAATGCAGTTGTATTCTCTGATATTTGCTGAATCTTAAGTAAAGCTTTTTCAACATCATCTGAGTTATTTGATACTAATAAAGGTCTTAAATTATTATATTCAGTAACTAATTGACGTTTTAATTTATCTCTACCTAATTCTTTTAATAAATAATCTACAGGTTCATCTACTTTAATAATATTGAACTTATCAAATTTATTTTTAAAAGTTTCAATATCAGGTAAACAACCATAGTCAGTTAAGTGTTGCTTAATAAATTTAAATTCATTATAATATTGTGGAAAGTATTCAGGACCTAAACTATTTAAAGTAATAATAGAAGCATCCTTTGTTTGTAATATCTTATTTAATACTTGTAATTGAATCACTTTTATTCACCTTCCTTATCCTTATTAGTATAAGAACGTTTATCGCTACCTCGTAATTCAATATTATAATCAATATTACAAATTCTACTTGCTAAACGATCTCCTAATGCATCTTGCATTTCTTGTTCATTTAAATTTGATGTAAAGATATTAGCTTTACCAGAGTTAATTCTAGTATCAATAATACTTAACAAATGTTCATGCTCAAATGGTGTTGCACATTTAGTTCCTATATCATCCCAAATTACTAAATCACAACTTAAAACATTTTCATTAATATGTTGATAATATTCATTTGGAGTTGATATATTAGCTTTTAATGCTAATAAGAATGAAGGAACACTAATAAATAAGGCTTTACATTTTAAATCTGTTTTAAGTCATATTTTATTAAAATAAGATTGTAATAAACGTAAAGACCAACTTGTTTTACCATTTCCTACTTGACTTGAATGTAAATATAATTGATGACCATCATTTACAAATTCTTCAATATTATCTTGAATAGCTTTTAATTCAAAGAATTCTTTTCTATCTGTTCCATCAGAGTCAATTAATAATGTTCTATGTTTACGTAATAAAACAGGTATCTGAGCTTTATCATATAAATAATTTAACTTAAATAAAATTAAACAACCATTTTCATCATTGCAATGTAATTGTTTACAATTATTTTTTAATCAACATTCCTTTGTTGTCATTATTAATCTCCTTTCATCATTTCTTAATTATACAGTTTCAATAATATTATTTTGAATAAATTTTATTAAGCTTTCTAAAGAATTATTTGAATCTCTTATAACCATTAACATTTTACCTAAAATATTTTTACCTTCTCCTTTACAAACACCTCATAAAGTATCGTTCCAATAATTCTCATTAACGATATCACCCTGAATTGTTTGTAATTTATTTAATAAAGTTTTTGAACTAAACTTTGCATGTAAAATTTTAGCCATAATAAAATATTGTTCAGTTTCTCAGTTAGGTGTTTTTATAGGTAATTTTTTACCATAAGTCAGTGCTTGATATCCAGTTAATAAAGTATATTTATCAGCAATTTCTACATTCTTATGAGCTTCAAAAGCTGCCTGAACATTTCTATAAACCAATATTTTATCATTAATAGTAATTGTAATAGGACAAGTATAAAAATTACTTAAAAATTCATATTTATCTATAAATTTCATTTATACATCTAACTCCTCACAAGGTATCTCATGATCGTGTAAAAAATGTGCTAATAAATGTCTATGACAAAAAGCATCAGGTTTTTCATAACAAAGCATAACAACATCAATGCTCTGATAATATTTTTGATAAAATATAGTTTGAATACTAGGCCACATTTTATGTAAATATAAATTATATCTTTGAGTATATTCTGCTTCATCACATTTACCAGACTTATAATCATTTAATAAAGATCTTATAGGTCCTAAAATACCTCAATTTTCAATAGTTTCATCATTTTCTAAAAATTTAGGTTTATCGTGACTTATACTTACTAATAACATATTAGGATATTTTTCTTTAATTGCTTTTATCTTAGCAAAATAGCTTGTATAAAACATTTTAATTACCTCACTATATACTTTTATATATTATACATTTTAAACAAAAAAAAAAGATAATTTTAAGGATATGAAAGGAAAAGTTACCTTAAAATTATCTCATTATAATTTAGCTAGTAACTTTTCATTCAATATCTTACTTTTTATGTATAGGATTTGCACTTTGTTTATCAATAGCTTCTCTATGAATATCAGGTATATCTTTTAATACACCACTTTGAATAAGTTGTTTTAAATTTAATAATTTATAACCTAACCATTCAATACAACAATTCATATGTTGTAAGTTATTTTCTTTAATAGTACTTATTTGTGCATCTATATATTTTGATGAATCTAAATCACTATCATATGTTTTAAACATTAAAGATTTAATTTCATCATTGCTGTGGTCATGACCATGAATATTAAATGTGTATTTAAACTCTGCTTGTTCATGACTTAACATTATATCAGGACGAATAATTAAACAACCTGGATAAACTTCATCAAATAAATGGTTATCATAATCTTCACCTTCATAGCTTTTAATTGGTTTAACCTGTCTTAAACAAGTTAAGCTACTACACCAAGCAGATTCTTCTTTTTCTCCAAAAAAGTTTAAACCTGGTCCTCTATAAGTTACTATATTTCCACAATTAGGACATTTATCATAACCTATATATTTTTTAGTTGTTTTAATTCGTTCATATTTAGATGCTCCTACATCGTGATTTCCTTTAATTAAAACTTTATATCCTGCTTTTAATTTACTAATCCAATCAACATTAACTATATCACCTAAACAAATTAAAGTATCATTTTTACCACATTTAGAGTTTATAAATTTTACTATTTGTTCAGATGAAGGAGAGTTTGGTCTAAATAATTTTAAATCAGGATCATCAAAATGTGGATCAGAGAAAATCCAAATAGAACCACCTTTTTCTAACCATTTATCACAAAATGGATATAAACCTAGTTTATTCATTTTTATTCCTCCTTTCTAATTCTTTTTAAGAATTTGTTACATCATTAGCATATTTTTCATATTCTTTGTTAACTAATTTTTTATATTCATCTACATCTAATGTAACTGTTTCAATAATTGGATGAGGTTTCTTATATGTTAATAAACCTTTTTGGTCATAACATTTTCCATCTTCATCTATTATTAATACATTTATTTGATTACTCCAAGCAGTTGTCGCATCTATCGCTATTAGATTTTTACCAAAATAAATATCATGATTATCTGTAAAATCATATAGATAATGCTCATTAAATTCAGAACAACGGTAATGACCACATACTAAGATTTTATCATTTTTTAATTCTTGATTAAACAATCCTTCATCAAAGAATTTATATGGACATCCCCAAGCTGCTTTATCCCATTCTTCATTAGTAGCTTCACGCCAATTAGGTTTTTCCTCAAATGCTCGAGTCCAACCGTTATATATACAATAATCTTCAGTCATTCCTCTATACTCTTCTGCTTTAAATATTAAAGGAATAAATGAATGAACAAATATATATTTATCTAATTCATAATAATTTACTCATTGTTTAGATTGTAACCATTTAGTGATTTCAGATTCTCTAACTTTTTTCTTTATATCTCTCCAGATATCTAAAACTTCTTTTGGCATATCATATTTATCACCAAACATAGATGCTAAACCTTGATTATCAGCTGCTCTTAAATCATAAACAGTATCTAAACCATAACCTGCTATTTGAGCAAATGTTAAAACAGTTCCATTACTAAAATCATAAGAATCAGGATAATACTTTGTTAATAGATCAAAATATAAACTTTCATGATTACCTTTAATTAAAATACAACGCTTTTTAGGAATTGCTTTTAAATAATTATAAACTTTAACAGTATCTGTTCCTCTATCAAAAACATCTCCACAAACTATTAAAGTATGATTTTTATTTCTTTTATCAAATCCACACTTTTTTAAAGTTTTTGCTAAAATATTTCCGAATGAGTGAATATCACTTACTACAAAATATTTCATGTTAACCTCTCCTATAATAAACTTAATTTATAATCTAAATATGCCTCGATATCACAATGCTGAGAATCAGTTAATTCACCATTCTCCCATTGATTCATTGCACATTCTTTTAATTCTAATAATGCATCAACATTATTGAAGTCACCTTCTAATAAGTTAACAAAAAAAGTTAATAAATTGTTATTTACTTCCATACTACTCTATACCTTCTTTTTCAATTAATACAAAAGATTCTTCGGAATAATAAGGATATTCCTTAATAATTTTATTTTTACAATCTTCACAGATAAAACTAATCCATCCTTTAGTATAATACTTTGCAGGTTTACCACAATTGATACAAATGTCCTCAGATAATTTCTCATATTTTTCAATGATATCTCCTACTTTACTATCCTTTGGATAACCATTATCATACCATCTTAAAGAGCCATATTTTTCTTTAATATCAGTAATTCTATAATCATCTAATGAATTATATTTTAAAAGTTCTTCCTTAATTTCTCTACACATTTGTAACCCAAAAGCTTTTCTTCAACCTTCAGGCATAGAATCTAATTCAGTATAACTATAATCATATTTACTATCAGATTCTCCTGTTCATCTATTCTTAGGTAATAAAAAAGGAAATTCTTTTACTAACTTTTTATTTTCATGAATTATACGTCTTTTCTTAACTAATTCTTCAATACTCATGTTAATCTCCCCATCCATATTGATATTCAGCAATTAATGCAAAGTATTTATTAATATCATCTTGTCTAGCTTTCCAAGCTTCTTTAAAACGTCTCTCAACTTCTGCTTGGTTTTCTTCATCAGATTTACCATTAATCCACTCACCAGAATAAGCTGTATGAATATCTTTTTCAGTCAAATTATTAGCTTCTAACCATTCAGCTACACTTCTAGTATCCTTATCCTTAATAAATTCTTTGCGCATTTCAAAAGCTTCTTTTGACATAGGGTCATCTAAATATAATTCAGCTGGAGAAATAAGATCTTCAAATGCACCTCTATTATATAGCTTTACTAATAACTCTTCATCTTTAAGTGATTTATCTTTAAGTGATTTAAGTAAATTACCTTTATATACTAATGTAATAGAGCATTCATTTTCTCTTAACCATTTGTGAGCGGCATCTTCATATTTATCTTCTAAAATTTTATATCCAAGATTAATAACTTCACTCATTTCTCTAACTTGCTTAGCAATTTCTTCCTCAGCAAGCCAACCATAATGAATCATGTAATCTCTCATTTCAATAATTTTAAATTGATTTAATTCAATTAAACCATACCAAGGATATTGTCTTTTAATGAAATATTTCCAACGACTTTTCCAACTAGGATTAACAGTTTTATCATAACCAATTAATTTGTCAGCTTCTTCTCTTAACATTTTTTTAGTTTCTTTATTTGGTTTCCACCAACGATTTCTTTTAGACATAGATACACCTCGATTCAATAATTATACAATTTTTATATAAAATTTTCTTTATAGAAAAGAAAAAAGGTTGTGAAAAGACAACCTTTTATTACCTCAGACACTATATATTAATTAAAACCAAAAGCTATTCCAGAAATTACTGAATCGTTTATTTATTTCTTCCATTTCTTTGAAATAATCTTCAATGGTTTTTTGTTTAACTTCTTCTACTTGGAATTCAACGTTATCACCATTTTGTCTGTAAGTTAAATGGTATCCTTCATGCTTTTCAGCGAAGTCATCTAACTCTTTTCTGTATGCCTCATAAGCTTTCTTTTCAGCGTCTTTTAATTCTGCACGCTTTTGATTATTTTCCTTAACTAATTTTAAATAATCATTTGCAGCAGTATTAATCTTAGCTAACTCTTGCTTCTTTTCAGCTACTGCTAACTCTTTCTTTTCATTCTTTTCTTTAACTTCTGCTTCAGCTTTTTCAAGTTCCTTCGCATCAGTAAAAGTCTTTCCTTGTAATTCTTTTAATTCAGATTCGTATAATGTTCTCATATTTCTAATTCTCCTTTTAATTATAATATCATATTTTGGAATCCTGTTTCCAATTAATTTGATATCAATGATAACATAACTGAGGTGCTTATGCACGTTGATATTAAATTGTGTGACTGATATACGTTCTATACCTTACTCACTAATGCTTTATTTTTTCTAGTCGCTCTCGCTACTAGCTTTCCTTGTATAGACCCTCACAGCCTTTATTACATGTATTAGTTGTTCATGTAACTTTCTTCTATCAAAAATAATTTTTAGCTTTTAAAAATTTGATCTTTGTAGATTTGCTGTATGCGACTTTTTATTAAAGGATGTTTCAACTCCTTTGGATTGTTATAGCGCTAACTATAATTACAGCTACATATAATATTTATCATCAAGGTGACTTATATGCGCCGCGATACTATTCCTCATTAATAAGGTTCTTTTTTTCTAGTTACGACCTTATTAATTACTTTTCGTATCCAAACAATAATCTAAATGTTGTTCATGTATTTGTATTATTAAATTGCTGTGTGTAACTAACCATTATTTCTAATGGAACTTAAAACTTTAAATGGAATTCAAGAGGATATTTTCTATCCTCATATATATTATACAATTAATTTAGCTCAAATTATTCACTTAAAATAATAACAATTTCATATTTTCCATTAGAAGGTAAACTACTCTCAGGTGTGTTTTGATTTTCTATCATTCTCCTACAATCATTAATCATATCTAATAATGAACCTGCTCTAGAATAATCTTCATTATCTAACCATTCCTGAGTTGTCTCAATTGCTTCTGAAAATTTTTCAAATTCTTCATATATACTACAATTTCTTCTTGCAATTTTTAAATCTGCTAATGTTTCTTTTGATTTATTTATTTCAGCATAATCTTCATCAGCATATTCTTTTAATCTATTACAAATATCAGATAATTCATGAAATTGCTCTTTATTACTTATATCAAATATTAATGAGTATCTATCATTTAATTCTCTTTCTTCCAAATTATCTTCATCTATTTCAGGTAAATTTTCTCTTCTATTATAAATTAGTTGAGCAATATAATTTGTAGCATCATCTCTACCACAAACATAATCTTCATCCATAACTTGAAAGTTTCTACTTCTATCTCTTATTTGAACAATAATTTCTCTTCCCATTATTCAGTACCTTCTTTATCTAAACCAAATTCTTTTCTTAATCTATCATTTTCAATTTTATTATATCAAACACCACGAGAACTTTGTTCTCAACCAGGATTTTCTTCTAACCATTCTTTTAGTCTTTCTTTACCTTCTTCTTCATCAAAGACATATTCAAAATGGTTATCAGGGAAACGATATTCTAACATAACTACTTGGTCTGGTCCAACTAATTTAAAATGGCTATAATCTTCTTCAGAGTTATAAGATATTTGCGATCATTCAACAATAACTAAATCTTCTTCTTGTCTAATTAAGAATTCGATATAATGATCAAAACTTTCTCTATTTATTTTTAATAAAATATTTATAAAATCATTTAGTAAACCTTTTTCTTGTTCTTCTTTACTAAAAGTTAATGAATTTAAATCAGACATAATGATTTCTCCTTTTTATAAATATACAATTTATTTTTTTGTATAGACGAACATATCTTTAAATGAAGGTTTAGTAAAATTATAATTAGATTTTCTATATAATTTCTCAAATAAATTGTAATGACTTACAATAAACCAATATAAATAGTTATCCATAATTTTATCTCCTATCCGTATATTCCATTCCAGCGTGTTTCAAATTTATTTACATAATATTTATCTTTACTTTCTATGTAATATACATCCTCTTTTTTAAAATTAAATTTTAGATTATTTGTAGTATATTTACTATAAATTTTATCTCCTTCAATTTTATAAATTACAGATTCATAAAAACGATATTCTTCTTCATCACTCATTGGTGCCTCTTGTCTAATATATACGCTATCTCCAATTTTTAATTCTTTTACTTTTGGTTCTATCCACATAATTTACCTCCTAATAATCTGCTACAGTTTTATCTGTTCTAAAATCTAGGAACACTGGAAATCTAAGTGATATTCCACCATTTTGATTAACTGTTTCTTCAAAATATTGAATTGAAATTACTTTACCAACATAATGCATTGGATCTTTCCAAATTTTCTGTCTTAATTCTTTACTTAATCCAGAACCAACTTTTACAGTATTTCCTTGTTTATATCTAACTAAGAAAGCACCTAACATTCCAGCAAAGTTTCCTGAACCCTCTTCATAACCAATTATCTCTAAATCTATATCTTGCATTTTTTTAACCTTTAATAAATTTGAGGTTCTTTTAAATTCATATGGTGCATCTGTAATATTAATCATAACTCCTTCTTCACCATTTTCAATATTATAATTTAACCATTTAGTTATTTCATTAGTATCAGTACCTTCATATAATAAAGGTAAAATATTAAAATACGTATATTTAGTATTTAAGAAATTTATAAGATTATTCTTCCAAGCAAACATATATTTATTGTAAGCTTCTAAATCATTTGTATTAGACCAACGTTCTGGAAAATTATTCTTTTCAAATTCTTTTCCTAGCTGAAGACATTCATCATGATAATACTCTTCAAAATTACATAATAAGTTGCCTCTTCTTATACTGTAAGCAGTATTACATTTTTGATGTCTAAATTCTTCGGCAGTCATACAATCAAATACCAACATTTTAACTCCATGCTTTTCACCATCTTTACGAGTTATTTTCATAGTTGCTTTATATTGGTCTTTACTTGTTAAATTACCTTTATCTAATAATGTAATTTCACCATCTAAACAAATATTATCAGGTAGTTTTTCTAACATTTCTTGTTCTAAATCAACTAATCCTTCATATAATTGTCCTTGTCTAGTATAGAATGTAACTTTGCTATTTTCTTTAATAGCAATAATTCTACCACCATCAATTTTTGTAGTTAAAGCAAAATGTTTACCTTCTACAATCTCAGGTTTATCAAAATACTTATTTGCCAACATAACGTCAAACGTTGGAATAGGATTTCCTAAACATTTATTAATACTTAATACATCAACACCTAATGTTAATGATTTTGTAACAACAGCATCAAATATTTCATAATAATCAACATCTAATAAATCTTTAAATTGTTGAACTTTGCAAATATCTTCATCTCTACCAGTATTATGAATTAATAAATAATCCATAAGCTCATACATACTCGTAATCTCTTCGGATTCCATCCAAATCTCTTTATAAAGCTTCTTTTCTGATATGCCTGTAATCTTATAAGGATTATAAATAAAATCTAAATATACGCGAATATTTGCATCATCTTTATATTTTTTTAAAACGTTTAATTTATAATTTCTTGAATTGTTTTGTTGAATTTCATCAACAAATTCTTTAAATTTAATTAATGTTTCCATTTGTTTCCTTTCGCATCTTTTTTATGTGTTGTATTAAATTTTCTTAAATTCATATCATAGCAGTTATCAAAGTCCTGTTTACCTCGCATTCTTTTGAAAGGAAATACATCATTAGTTTTTAATGCTATTATTAACACAATTATTCCTATACAAATTAATAATGCTATTAATGCTCCTAAAAATACTGCTATTGAACTTCCATTTGTTTCTAAAAATAACATAGTTATCACCTCTTATATAAATTATACATTTTGAGTAAAATAAAAAATGTAGGTTTTGTCCTACATTTTAAATTTACATTACATAAACGATATAAGAATTATTAGCTTCATCATAATCAAAAGTAAATGATTCTACTTCAGTATGATAAGTATACATTAAATATTCACTTATAACATCTGTTAAATCTACATCAGCATCTAATGGGAAATTAGCTGATTTGAAATCATCTAAATCTGTTTTATCTATAACAAATTTATTAGCTGTTATAATAGCTTCATCTAATTCATTTTCTAATTCTTCACCAATTGATGCTTGTGGTTGATTTGTTTCAGTAGGAAGTTTTATATCTTCTTTACTAGCATCAATTATTTTTTGTAATCTTAAATCTTCCGCATCTTGTAATTTTGTAATTTCATCTTTTAAATTACCATCTGCATAATCTACAAATTGTACCCAATAATTATCTTGCATTAATCTTCACCTCAATTACCATCATCATACTTTGGATGTAAATCAATTACTTCTAATGTATCTTGTTCTTTACATTCAGGACATTTTAATCCCATTAAATGAGAGAACATTCTAATCATACCGCTTGATCTAGATTTATCAATTAACTCTAATTTTTCATTTCAAAATAAGAATTTGTCCTCAAATCCACATTTATTACATCTTACTAAAAAATTATAATTATCTTTATTTACTTCACTAAAGAATTTACTTTCATCAGGTAAAACATGTGAACTTATAGGAAATTGTAAATTTAATTGAGTAGACATTTGATTAATTTCATCTACGATTTCTAGTCAATATTTACTATGTCCTGTATCTTCTCTTGATCCAACAATATAAAGGAATTCTTCATCTTGTATATCTTTTCCTGCACTAGGATGATTTTCACCATTTTTAAAAATTAATAATTTTTCAGCGAATGCTTTTTTAAATTGAATATAATGAGCTAATTCATGTAAACAAACACCAAATAAAACTCTTTCTAATCCTTTAATTGTTAAGTAAGGATTAAAAGCAATATTAAAACTATGTTCAGATGTAGGTTGTGTTGCTCCGAAAATTGAATCATTATTTACTCAAGCTAAGTTAATTTCATCTTCTACAACTTCATAACCTAAATCTTTATATACTTCAAGAGCACGAGTAAATATATCATAGAATTCATTTTCAGGTAATCTATTTTTAACTATAGGCATAATACCCTCCTTTTAAGTTATATTCATATATTTAATTTAGCTTTTTATTTAACGTGCCTTCTTAACGTATTCAGTAAAGATTCCTAAAATATAATCATAATTTTCTAAATATTTAATATCGATATCTATAGTAGTTGTATGTTCTTCATTTAAATATTCTTTCTCTTTATCTTCATAGAATCTACCTCAACGAATATAAAATTTAACGCTATCTAATGTTGCTCTTTCAACATCATAATCTAATTCAGCTTTTTCTATTTCTAAATAATTTTCAATAGCTACAGTATAATATTCACCATCTAATCAATGATATAACTTTGCTTGTAACATATATACATCAAATAAAGTATTCATAGTAATTACATCCTTTCTTTTATATTAAATATACAATTTTTAAAGCAAAATAAAAAGGACATTCCTAACCGTGGCTTGTTTATGTCCTTAAAACCGTAACCTGGTGATTGAAGACAGGAATCTCACCTGCAAAGCCTTTTAATTAACTAGTATACTGTATAGGCACCGTGTTTACAGAACGGTTGCTTTTTATAATTGCATATTCAATCATTTATTTTAAATGGTTGCGGGCCGCGGAGTCGAACCGCGTATTTCAGGGTTATGAGCCCTGCGTGAGACCGCATTCACTCGCCCGCAATATATAACAAGCCACGTCCGAAGAACCTCGCTGCGCATCGATACATTTTCGCTAAAAATAGATCACTTTCATCGCTAAATGACTGATATCTAAATGTCGACTTAATGAGTGGCTTCTACCTATTTAATTGGCTCAACCTACACTCTAGTTAGGTTGTAAGGATTTCCATCTCTTATTCTGCGTACTTGACCGTCCGACTTACCG